CTTTTTTGTCGCTGGGTGGCGCCCTGCTGTGGGGTGGGTGGGCGTTCTTGGGCTGGCTTACCAATTTCTCGGCTACCCCCTGATGCAGTGGCTCTGGGCTTTTGGTCAAGGATACGATATTATCCCTAAAGGGCTTAACCCTCCCCCTGACCTCGATGTCGAACAACTCATGACGTTGCTGGCTGGCCTTCTCGGGTTCGGTGGTATGCGGTCATTTGAGAAGCACAATGGTGTTGCGAGTAAGTAATGCTTAAAAAGTTCCAACCTCGTCCCGGTGTAAACAAGGAAAATACCCGCTACGCCAACGAGAACGGTTGGTACGACAGCGAGAAAGTCCGGTTTCGGGAAGGCACACCTGAGAAGATTGGTGGGTGGCAACGCATTTCTGCTTCTACCTTCTTAGGTGTATGTCGGTCGCTGTGGAACTGGGTGACGCTTGGATTCGCCAACTTAATTGGGGTGGGAACCAACCTCAAGTTCTATATATCCAACGGTGGTGCGTACTACGACGTTACTCCCATCCGCGTAACTACCATTCTTGGATCTAATCCGTTTGCAATCAACGGCACGACAACAACCGTCACGGTTACGGCTAGTGCTCATGGCGCAACTACCGGAGATTTTGTTACGTTTAGTGGGGCTACGGGTACTAACTCGACAACCCTGAATGCCGAGTACCAGCTTACGGTTGTAGACGCTAACTCTTACACCATCACAACTGCTACGGTTCTAACCCCTGCTGGCTCAACAGGTGGGGCGTCTGTTTCGGCGGCGTACCAGATAAATGTTGGACCCGCTGTTCAACTACCTCTTACGGGGTGGGGTGCGGGGGGTTGGAGTAACGGTACTTGGGGTAACGGTGGAGCGGGTAACTCTTCGCTTAGGTTATGGAGCCAAAATAATTTCGGTCAAGACTTGATTTTTGGGTACCGTGGAAGCCCCATCTACTACTGGAACGCTACGACTGGTGTAGGTGTACGAGGTGTTTTGCTAAGTTCTTTGGGTGGTAATGTCTCATTCACTAGTGCCTCGCCTACTGTAGTTACGTTGACCACAGCATTACCCGCCGGAACTCCCGTTCAGTTTGCTGCATCAGGTTCTCTTCCATCCGGTGTGTCTGCTGCAACTACATACTACTTATCTAACGTATCCGGGTTAACCGCCAATATAACTAACTCATCCGGCACGCTGATCAACACCGCGTCTACTGGGTCCGGTGCATATATCTTGCTACTGGTAGACGTGCCATCTGTGCAAAACGTGGTGTACGTTTCAGACAATCGGTTTGTGTTTGCGTTTGGCTGTAACGATTACGGTTCGTCAGCGCAAAACCCTATGCTCATCCGGTGGTCAACGCAAGAAGATCCCTACGTTTGGACCCCCTCTGCTACCAACCAAGCGGGTAGTTTGACGCTTTCTCACGGTTCCGAAATCGTTACGGCGGTTCAGACCCGACAGGAAACGGTTGTTTTTACGGACTCCGCTATTTACTCCTTGCAGTACCTTAGCCCCCCTGCGGTATGGGGTGCTCAAATCCTTGGCGATAACATTTCTATTATTGGCCCAAACGCAGCGATAGTTGCTTCAGGGCGAGTATTTTGGATGGGGGTAGATAAGTTCTACGTCTACGATGGTCGTGTCAATACTCTGAACTGCGACCTACGTAAATTTATTTTCCAAGATATTAACCTTGAGCAGAACCAACAAATCTTTTGTGGTACTAGCGAAGGTTTTAACGAAGTCTGGTGGTTCTATTGCTCAATTACTGGGCCAAATAATACCGGTACAGTAGTCAACCCAAATACAATTGTTGATCGCTACGTTATATACAACTATGTGGAGAGCGACGGGAAAGGTGGCATTGGTGTATGGTATTACGGTACTATGCAACGCACTGCGTGGCTGGATTCAGGGCTGCGTAATTACCCTATAGCTGCGACGTACAGTTATAACCTAGTCAACCATGAACAAGGGGTCGATAACAACGAGACGGCAACTACCCTACCCATCGAAGCGTATATCTCTTCGTCCGAATTTGACATCGAAGACGGCGACAAGTTTGGATTTATCTGGCGCGTTCTGCCCGACATGACATTTGATGGGTCTACTGCGACTAGTCCATCTGCCGTAATGACGTTGCTCCCCATGCAAAACTCAGGGTCAGGCTACAATAATCCGACATCAGTTGGCGGCAGTGACAACGGAACGGTTACTCGGACTGCTACTGTACCTATTGAACAGTTTACGGGGCAAGTCAATATCCGGGTGCGTGGGCGGCAGATGGTTATGAAGGTTTCTTCAGATGGGTTGGGGGTGCAGTGGCAACTTGGGTTCCCTCGGTTCGATATCCGTCAGGATGGTAGAAGATGACTTATCTTGTTACTGCCGACGATGTGTTGGCTCAAGCTGTTGCGCCTAACTTACCGCTTGCCCCAAACGAATACGAACGACGTTACTTTGACCAGCTTACCAACACGTTGCGGCTGTACTTCAACCAGCGCGACAAGATTATTGGGCAACTAAAAGCTAACGTACCTGTAACGGTAGCTAACCTACCTAGTGCAGCGACCGCAGGGGTAGGGTCTAGAGCGTTTGTAACCGACTCTTCTGTATCGACATTTGGCACTACGGTAGCCGCTGGCGGGTCAACTAAAGTGCCTGTGTACTCAGACGGTACTAACTGGAAAGTAGGTTAAGTATGGGCTTAAAAATCGGGGGTTGGAATCCGTTTAACATAAATAGCTATACTCAGCCAGTTAAACGTGTGGCTGATAACATACTTGGAATTGACGATTCTGGTGGCGTAAAAACTCTTGCCGATAACATACTTGGTGTTGATGATCGTGGCGGAATTTTAGGGAACATTAACCAGAACATTAACCCCCCAGCCGCAGACCGGTCTTGGATGACCCCTGCCGCTGACGCGCCTTGGAAAGCTGGGTACGACAACCTCATCAGACAGATGAGCGCGATTCAAGTAAAAGCGGATATTTATAAAGGCAGATCCCCGCTTCCGGCTGATCGGCACATGCAAACTATTGCCGCTACGCTTGCTAAAAACTACGGCATCAATAGTATTAGTGATATTGGTATTAGGACGGTCGGACGTGCTGATGATGCATATGAAGAATACTACAACAAAAACGACCCTTCTGTAGTAATCCCTTATACGTTTGCTTCTGATAATCAAGACGAAGGATATAGTACTTATAGTTTTCTCCCGGTTTCAGATGGTCAGGGCAATACTGTCCCTATACCAATTAACCAATATAGTAAATCCGGCTGGGGTGAAGTAGCTCAAGATCTTGCACCAGTAATCCCTGTCATTAACTTCGCACTTTCTCTGGCCGGTGTTCCTCCGCTTTGGATGGCGGCTGGTAACGTGGCTTTCCAAGCCGGTGCTGGAAATGTTAAGGATATTAACGACGCTCTTACAATCGCCGCGCCGTATATTATTGCTGCGGGGGTACAGGCGGGTGCTGCTGGTACGGACCAAGTTGGATCAGATTGGGCTACGTCTGGGGCCGGAACAAGCGCGGCAAGAACGCCAGCCGATATAGCTGCCGGATTATCCGCAACTCAAGCGGGCCAAGCAGTTTCCAATCTGACAGGTCAAGCAGTTACTGGATTAGCTGCTGATGCGTTGGGTGGTGCTTCGATTGCTGCTATCAATGCCGCTTTAACTGATAAAGATATCCCTAAGTTTGCTGCACTTGGCGGGTTTAGTGTCCTTGCTAATAATGCAGCACAAGCTGTTTATGTAGCGACCGGTAGCCGCACGTACGCCGCCGCAGTTAATTCGACCCTGACTACTCTTGCCCAAACAGGTAGTTTCGAGAGAGCCATATCTGCCGGTGGTGTAGCCGGGGCTAGTATGCTGGTTAACGAAGTTGTTAGTGCAGCTACTAGGAGTCCAGCCGCTGGACAGGTAGCTCAGTTAGGCATTACGTCAGCCCTTACAAATACCCCGCTTCTAACCGCCGACTACGTTAATCTTGCTAAACAGTTAGTTAATTCGCCTGAGTTTAAAAGAGCAACGACAAACGCTCCCGCTGCAAACACAATTGCAAGCGGCGGTGTCATGTTTGATCAAGACGGTGGAATTACCGGATATGAACCCACACTTGCCGCTGATAATTTAGACCACACACTTGAAGTAGCGGTAGCAAATCCGGTCACTTCAGATGCTGGAGGAGGGGTTAGACTTGAAGATGTGGTAGTTTATGGTAGGACGGGTTGGTTTAATCGGGTGGTAGACGCGGTTAAAGAAAATCTCCCGTCAATTAACAATAATTCAGGTGCGGGTCTTCTCCGCGCATTAACTGTTAACGCTGCTTCAGATCTACTTACCGCTCTTTGGGGGGTAGCTACTTCATTAGCCGGAGCGGATCGTAACGGCACGATTAGTAAGAACGTCAGAGATTTTTCTGATTTAGCTAAGTCCTTCCTCCCAACAAAGGTAGCCGAGCAAGGTAATGTTTTCTCGGAAAACTTTAAAAACGCTAAAACATTTAACGAAGCCAAAACAGTTCTTAGTAATTGGGCAACAGAACAGACCGCGCATTTTGCGTTTACTGTTACTTCTGAAATTTTGCAGGAGGTAGCGACTCTTGGCACTGCTAGGGGCGTAAAGGCTATTGCTTCATTAGTTCGGGCTGCTCCCACAATCGCTAACCGCCTCGGTACAAGCGTTGAAGTAGTGATGAACATTGGCGAAGCCGCTGGCGGTGCAGCTAATGATGCGTATCAAAAATCCCTTGATGCCACTAAAGCGGACGTAGCTTCGGGCAAATTGACCCAAGCGCAAGCGGACGCACAAGCGCAACTTGCTTCGCAAAAAGCTGCTCTTGGAACTGGCGTCAT